CCATGGAACTGATAGACGTCAATTTCAACCATTCCACTGGTATCTGTCCGGTTTGACTTATTATTTTCAACCATTCAACTGGTATTTGAGCCATGGAACTGATAGACGTCAATTTCAACCATTCCACTGGTATCTGTCCACTTTGACTTATCAATTTCAACCATTCCACTGGCATTTGAACCATGGAACTGATAGACGTCAATTTTAACCATTCCACTGGTATCTGCCCACTTTGACTTATCAATTTCAACCATTCCACTGGCATTTGAACCATGGAACTGATAGACGTCAATTTCAACCATTCCACTGGTATCTGTCCGGTTTGACTTATTATTTTCAACCATTCAACTGGTATTTGAGCCATGGAACTGATAGACGTCAATTTCAACCATTCCACTGGTATCTGCCCACTTTGACTTATCAATTTCAACCATTCCACTGGCATTTGAACAATTGATTGAAGCCCTTTTAGCCATTCAACTGGTATCTGAGCATTTGATTGAATTATTCCATACCATTCTAAAGGTAATTGATTGGTTTTATTTATTGATTTTGTCCATTCAACTTTAAGTTCAGCCGTTGAATTTATTATTACTAATGGTTCATATTCAACTGAGATACTCATTTCCAGGATTTTTATTTTCGGAGGTTCTAAATATTCAGTGCTTAAACTACCCTGACAAATAATTTGCTTTGGAGGTTCTAAATATTCAGTGCTTAGACTGCCCTGATAGATAATCTGCTTATCAACAAAATCCAGATCCCCGCTAAACTCAACCCAGGGGTTATAATCATTGACATCTGTTTCATCTTCAGGCAGATCAGAAGCCGCAGAGTCACCAAATCTATGGTTGGCAGTATAGGCTGTGGCCACTGAATTGAACGATTTGGTGAGATATTCAATCACCACCCGATCGCCATCAAGGGCATCAACAGGGGTCAGAGCTGTCAAAGCAGGGGGAAAATATCTGTTAATTAACGCTGCGGCATCATATTCACTGGTCAGACTTCCTGGTAAATATTCAAGTAAGGTTCCCCTGAAAGTAGTTCCATCATTGGAACAAACACGGATAATTATCCCAGCGGAAAAATCGGCCGCAGCATTGGATTCCTGGCACCTGACCTGTCCCTTGACTGTCCCTGAGACAGTCTGAGCTACCAGAGGATCAGAAACATACATACGGGTGCCAAAAGTATACGGGGTAGTGGCGGAGGCTTCCGAGGAGGCTTTAGTGGCCATTGACGTATTCTGCTTGAATGGGCTACACCCGCACCTGTCCATATCAGAGGTTTTGTTCAGGGAGGAATAGGCCGGAGACACGGGAGGAGTTAATCCAACTGGAAGATAGAATCTGGTAGCCACTATTTTTTTCCTTCTCTGTATTTAAACCAACCAGTTATCAACTTTGCAGTAACAAGTAATTTTGATGAAATTATTATATTTCCATCTGAGTCAGTGAAAGAATCCACTGAAATTTTCCCATCATAAAGACAACTTTCCAGAATGAATGGAGAAGCATATTCAAGAGGCAATTTGACTATATCTTTATTTGTAACGGCAACAATTAAATATAGTTTTAAATCGCCTTCTTTTGTAATCTCCGAATTGATTACAGAAGCAATTTGTTCCGCCATTATAGCTCCATCCGAGAAAACCAATGGCTTTAGCCGTTGGATGAATCGGATTCCGTTTTTCGCTTGACTTGCAAGCCATTTTGTTTAAAATATGTCTATGTCACAAGAACATAGACATTCAAATACATCAATAAGTTTAATCAATTACCATTTTGTTTGGATTCCAAGACGAAGAAGGCCAGTATTAAAAGGAACTGTCGCAAAGCGGCTCAAAGTGCTTCTCCAAGAAAAAGCCAAAGAGCTTAACATTAAAATCATATCCCTTAAAATACAGCCAGACCATGTACATCTTTTTATTAATTGCCTGCCCACCTTAGCTCCATACCAGATTGCTTTTCGTCTAAAGGGATTCACAGCCAGAATACTCAGAAAAGAATTTCCTGTATTAATGCGGCTTCCCTCCATGTGGACAACATCATACTTTGTAAGTACCGCAGGTAATGTAAGTAGTGAAACAATTAGAAAATATATTGAAGCACAGAGTAAAAAATGAGGAAAACCTTTCAATATCGAGCTAAGATAAACAAGCAAACTGAAGCCAAGTGCAATCAATGGCTTGAATTGTGCCGGATTCTCTATAATCTTGCACTTGAGCAAAGAATCAATATTTGGCAGCAACATGGGAAATCTATCTCTTGTATTACCCAAAAGAATCAGCTTCCTGAGCTTAAAGCCGAATTTCCTGAATTTAAGATTGTAGGCTCTCAAGTGTTGCAGGATGTAATAGAACGGCTTAATCGTGCCTTTGATGCATTCTTTCGCAGGCTCAAAGATAAAGCAGAGAAAGCCGGATTTCCCCGATTTAGGGGGAAGGACAGATACGATTCCTTCACCCTGAAGCAATGTGGCTACAAAATTGAAGGTCGATACTTGTATATCTCCGGTGTCGGCAAGTTCAAACTCTTCCTCTCCAGACCGATTGAAGGCGATATTAAAACCGTCACCATCAGACACACTTCTTCCGGCAAGTGGTTTGTATGCTTTTCCTGTGATAATGTGCCTACCAAAGAAATACCAGAAGCCATTGCTGAAATCGGAATTGATGTCGGCATCAGGGTATTTCTCGTTGATTCTACTGGTCGAAGTGTCGATAACCCTAAATTCTTCAGACAATCCGAGAGGATCTTGCGAAAACGACAAAGGGCACTTGCCCGCAAGATGAGAAGCTCCGAACGAAGGGCTAAGGCAAAAATCCTTGTGGCCAAGGCCCATGAAAAAATATCGAATCAACGAAAAGACTTTTTGCACAAAATTGCTAATTTCTATGTAACTGGATACCAAATCATCCATATTGAGGCATTGAATATAAAAGGCATGATCAAAAACAGACATTTGAGCAAGAGTATTGCTGACGCGAGCTGGAATAAATTTTTTGAATTCCTTTCGTACAAAGCGGAAGAAGCTGGACGAAAGGTAATCAAGGTTAATCCCCGCAACACGTCGCAAATCTGTTCTGGGTGCGGTGAAAAGGTTAAAAAATCTTTGTCTGTTCGTATCCATACCTGTCCTTTTTGCGGTCTCGTACTTGATCGAGACCATAATGCTGCAATCAATATCAAAGCGGTCGGGCAGACCGCTCAGGCGCTAAGCGCTCAATAGAGTGTTTGCCTGAGAATCCCATGTCTTTAGACGTGGGAGTGTCAAGCCGTCACCTTCATTAATAATTCAGCATCATTTACACCTGCAACCAGCCAGGCAACTCCGGTATTCGGATCAATTTCAAGAATATGCTGAAACATAATTGGATTTATGCATGGAGGACTCTTATCAGCGCTCAAACTATCCGTAGATCCTGAGCGTACTCCCAGTTGAATATGAGTCGGAGTGGGAGCGCCTTCAAATATAGCCAAAGCACGAATAGTCACACTTTTAATAGTAGCAATTGGAGATGGATCAAGGGCAGCATGAAGAAAACTGGATTTATGATTTACTGTATTGGTATGGATATAATCTGCTAATGATGGAGGAATCTCCTCAATGCAATTCCAGGCATCTCCGGCAGAAGGAGTCAAATCTGTATAGGTTCCATTAGCAGTTATCTGCCTGGTTTGAAATCTGACATTGCCAATCCAATTGGCATTATCAATAACGAGATTATCAAGATATTGATAGCCAAGTGCTGATTTTAATCCTATAGAGTTCCCAAAATTAATAATATTTATAGCAGTGTCTGTACCAGGTTTAGTATCACCGGAAAAATTAATATCCAGAACACCACCTACTTTAATCTGTACTACTCCAACTGTATCAGAAATTACAACATGAGCTTCAATTTCATAAGTTGTATTAATTAATAATGGAATAGTTCCGGTAGCAATTAATGTTGTTCCCCGATAAGTTTCAATAAGACCTGTTGAAAGATTTGTTATAACAGTAATTAGATTTGTTGAATTATATAAAAATTCGTAAATTCCAGGAACATTCAAACTAATACAACGAAATAAACGAGTGCCGAGATATTCAGCAGCAGCGGGAATTACCATATAAGCCTGGTCATTAATACCTGATAACTCCAGGCAATAATTACCATCCATATCTAATCCAGAAGCGCTTACAATGGAGGCCCCAGTATATCCACTTATTCCGTATAAAGTCTGATCCTCAAAATCCATAGTAAGAATTCGTGACATATTTTCACCTTTCAGGCATTAAAGGGAGTAACTTTGCAGGTCAATGTGCCATCAGTTGTTCTGGTAGCCTTGATTTTTATATAATTTGCTATTGCAGGAAAATAATATACTTTATTGCTGTTAGCGTTTATAGCAGGCGTTTTTAGCTGAAGTTCCAGACCATCATCTCTGATTTTATAGCATTCTCCGAAAGTGCCGTCGGAGATCGCACAGCCCAGGATCTCAATCAGCCAGTTGCCGGAAGTGATGGCGGACACCGCACACTCTACGGAAATCATATTGAACCCGCGGCAATCAATCGCCACGCTGGTGGCCGTGGCGATGATGGCGCTGTGAGCCGTAAATACGGCCCCCTTGGACATTATTCCCTCCAGTATAGCCAGCATCCCCATATCAACTAATGCCGTACCCACTTGAGCCTGTATATTAGCATCAAGCAATTTTATTCGATTAACGATATCCGACCAGCTCATATTCACCTCGCTTTTTTATTGATAAAAAATTACGTATAGTATATACATATAAGTATGATACTTAAAATAGTAATTTTAACTTGTCAGCGTTGTAGCCACCAGTGGCCGCCCAGAAAGGTGAATGTGCGGATCTGCCCAAAGTGCAAAAGTCCTTATTGGGACAAGCCGAAGAAGGAGAAAAACCATGAGTCTACATAAAATTATTTGTCTTGTCATTTTACTTTCATTGCCCTGCCTGTTTGGATTCTCGCCCGGATGTGGGGAAATTAAGGAATCCAATCAAAAACAAGAAGTTTATAATAATGCCGATAAAAATGAATATCAAGGCGATCCCAATTGTGGATCAATTATTTTTACTTTTGATTGGGTACATAATTTACCACCAAGTGATTAAATAAAATACTAATTAGGAGAAATATACGCAGTAACAAAGTACATACTTTCACTTGATGCTATAGTTGTAAAATCTACTATGAAATTATTATTCCATACATTAATTATGATACCGCCATTACTACCATCAGGAGTTAATTGAATCCCATTAAACGTTAGTCCTGATGAGTCTTTTTCTATCCACGCAGAAACAATGGTTACGCATGTATGTACGCCTCCCGCAGCATTATTAATAGTTAATTGATCTCCGTTGACACTTAATGCGAAATTTCCAGATGAACCCCCTTTACTTATATTATCCACTTCTGCAATAGTATCCCCATTCCATATATTTTCTACTTCAGCTCTTATGGTATTAGGATTAGTGCCATCTCTAATTCTAACTCTAATTTTCCTCAATTTTCTTCCATCGGTGGTATCTCCAAGTAATGCACCTGCCAACCCTAGATTAGAACGTGCCGTTGCCGCCGTGGTCGCATTAGTGCCCCCATTTGCCACCGGCACACAATCGGTAATAGTTTCCAGGTAAGCAATCCATTTGCTCAGAAGATTCCAGAACCAATTAAAGAATTGGAATGGCGGTTTTTCCCCTGAGAGCCAGCCAGTATTTTGTTTACTCCCACTTGGAGCCTCAATTTTTTCAGGGTCATCATCTGGAATCCAATCAGGTTTACTTGTCGGTTTTGCCATGTTCTTCTTTCCTATTCTTGAAGAGTAGAAAACTTTCCACCAATCTCAGGATCTGTAGTATCCCCAAAGCCTCCGGCATTTATACTGCCTAGAAATCCAAAAGCATTATCCGGATCAAAAATTAAAGTATATCCAAATCGAATTCCCGCACCCATTGCTCTCTGTATGAGAGTTAAAATTTCCTCACTATAAAGGGGATCAAGGGCAATATCTGAATAGATGGCTATTTCAGCGGGAAAATTTTCTATTAACTGAACTGTTGTAGCTTCTGAATTAAATAGCCTCCAAATCGATATTATCTGTTCAATGTCTCCCTCCGAGATATTTTGAGCGATTTTTGCCTTGATCCAAATCCGGTATCGATCATCAGCCATGCTCTGTCTTGATTGTCCCACAATTTTGCCTATATGATCAAGTTGCACACCCTCCGAGCTGTCAATATTCAATCTCGTGAGGAGTTGCCAGGCGGCATCCTCAAGTTCCTGCACTTGCGTGCCATACAGGGCGGTGATGAAGCCTTTGAGTTTCTCGCTGTCCCTATATTGGTAGAGAAGCCTGTTGAGAGCATCTTGATTGTGTGTGGTGATTTTGGTGATACTCATGTACTCACAACCTCAATCCTGGATGTATCCCATCTGGATAACTCAACATCCCCTCCAGAGCCATCATCAATATCAATATTGTCATCAAGGGTTGGATTTGGAGCGGTGCCAATTCTGACCACGACATCGATTATCCCGGAAATAGTCAAAAGTTGCCCCATCAGAGCAGGATAAACAATCACATCCTGTCCGGCACCAAGCGCATTCCCCCAGGCGACCATAGCCGCTTTGACCTGATCGTCACCGTCAAGAGGATAATCATCAGTCACGGTCAAATCAAGTTCAAGATAAATATTCGTTTCTACCGGCCTGGAAAATTTGATGGTGTGATCAAATCCTTGAGAATCGGCCACAGTTTTGGTGACTGTACCATAAGTCTCAATACCGGCAGGTTTAGCTGCAAAAATGACATTAGCTATTTCCTGGTCCCTGCTGATGACTCCTCCGGCCTGATAGATGATCGCCTCAAAACTTTTGGGAGGTCGTCCTGCAGCGTCCTCTACATTGGTGTAATTTTCAAAAAGAATTACCGATTCAAGTTCTGGCTTAGTTTCATCCTCATTCAATTCAAGGAGGGCCGACCGGATAGCCTCAAGAGGCCCGGCCAGACTGATTTGTAGTCTATTATTCCGCCTGATCCTGAATTCTGCATCAGTTTCAAGGTCACGACCGATGACCGCATCTTCGGCATTGGTCACACTGGTAAGCCCTGCAATCGGATTATCAATCACGGTCAGGGTTCCTGCATTAGCCACAAGTTCCCCTGTTGCGGTAGCTGTGCAAGCCGCGTCTGTAGGCGATGCCCCAATGATCACTTCTTCATTAGTGGCAAACTTTACCGTAGTATTCCCGGATACTGAAAATACCGTCCCCGTAGGAATTACCGTTCCCTGAGTTCCGGTCAAAGTGACTGTCACTGTGGAGTTAGTTGCCGGAAGCCTGGTTAACCCGGTGAGTGCGGCCACATTATCGAGGCTCGTTCCTTCGGCTGAAGCCGGATATTGACTGTTATAGATTGCCTCAGCCAGCTCCCAGAGCAGGGTTTCCCGTTCGGCAAATATATTTTTAAGCTGCCCTAAAACACTCTGCGGCAATGTGTTGATCTGAGAGCCAAGGGCAGACTTAAGAGCCGCATCAACCTCTGACTGGATTATGTCCAGCGTTTTTGGGACAAAGCCATCTACTGTAAGACCGTAACTCATGGGATTACCTCAGTAAACGTAATTTCTCCCTCAGTACACAACGCACTGAAGAAGAGGGTAAGCACTCGTGTTGCCGGATCAAGGTCAAGATTAAAATCCGTAAGCTGTACGATACCAGGCGTATTGATGATCTCGCGTTTAAAGATGCTGTCGATGACCACAGGATCAGGATTTTTGCGGAGTACTTGCTGGAAATAGGGAACTCCGATTTCCATGTTGAGGAACCATTCGCCGTAGAATGTTTTTAACCTCTGGGAAAGATGCTGCCTGATAGCATCTATGTCCGTGGTCAGGGTTAAATCCGATCCGGCTACAAGAATGTCCCAGTTTTCATCAAGTACAATATCGCTCACGTTACTGTTCCCACCCCTGGCTGCGCTACTATTGGGAGTGGCCCACCTGGAGTTCCTGTGCCAGTTGCTCCTGTGGTAATTACATTAACCACCCCTAATGTTTGAATATGCGTTACAATGGCCCCAGCAATTAGTTTCCAGGTAACAAGCTGAGAAGCCTTTTCAGCTTCGGAAAGCCCTGTTTGATACGCTGCAAGCGCGGTCGTAATAGCCTGTCCCAATACGTCTCCTGAAAGCATTATGACCTCACTAAAGTGGCCAGTTTCGACTTATCTGACGTGAAATTGGCTATTGTGTCGCTGGTGAAGGGGGATGCTCCCCAGAGTGTGAGAACCTTTGCACTGATCAAGTGGTCAAGCACTCCTGAAAGTACAGTTAAAAGCTCTTGAGTTGCGCCCTCGATGCTGATTTTTCCTGATGGGTCAAGCTCAATTCTGAGCTTATCATTTTGAATCACCAGGTTGTCAGACGAAACCTCGGCAAGTGCTACTTTCCACGGCCTCACGCCTGGAATGAATATTGCGTCCGAAAGATCATGATGTCGCGGATCGTTCGGGGCCGTGATCTGTCCATCTCCTGAAAGCCAAGAGTCAATTGAGCGTTCGCAGATAACCACTATTCCAAGATCTCCGACCTTGAGTGGTAGATGGATATAAGCATCCCCACCGGATGCCGAAGGCCATTGCACCGGCACTGAAGGAATGACCGGAATTTCGGTTGCTATGTTATTGACCAGATATTTTTTCCGAAGGAGGGGTTTAACATCGGCCTTTTGAGTGGCCGAATCGTATTTCTCTACCCTCGCAGGCATGACCGTGTGCAGATCAAAGAGTTGTGATTTAATTGCCTCTTTGATCACCTCGGTCAATGTCGGTGTCGCTTCCTGTGTCATTCCTTTGCCTCTGCCTTCACATACCAGTTTTGCTCATGGGTATCGCCCGAAAAATCGGCCCGCCATACCCGAAAAAACCCAGTATATTGCTTTTCTTCAATAGTTATCGCTACCGCCCTGCCAGGTCTGACCTTCGGATTAATCAGGGCAGTAAATTCAATCCCGCCCTTCTTCCAGACAGGCGATCCAATGAGACCGGTTTCAGGAGTCAACAAAACGGCTTCTTCCATAGTCTGTTTTCCTTTGGGGAGGATTTGCAGACTGTTATCCTGGATACTCCACTCAAGGTCCAGGACATCCACAAGCTTGTCTATATGTCTTGTAGCCATGCCACTCAAGGCCATACCCGCCTGAGCTATTTTATCAGTTACCGAGCCAGACTTGAGAAAGTTAAGAGCGTCCTGAATATCCACACTGCCAAGGGACTTAATCACATCCGAAAGTATGGAAATCGTACTCTGACCTGCGGCATAGCTCTTATCAAAATTTACCGTATCGACCGCTATCTGCCCGCTTGCGGCCTCAATTGTGGTCACTCTATCCGGCCCCTGATTGACTATGATAACTGTAAGCGATTCGGGTTTGTTTACAACAGTCTGTTGCTGTGTGACAGCCCTCCTGATATCCCCGGCAAACAACTCTTCGAGATTGCCTCCATAGCCAGCCTCCAGAATAACGCCAAGATCCTCCTCAGTTTCCAACAGAGCCCGATGCGCCGGACTCAAATTATAGATACTGATTTTTGCCGTGTTTGGTGTGCTCTCACTGGTCTTTGTGACCTCAAAGGATATCCGAAGACCGGAAATTTTCACACCTTCATTTTTTTTCCCCCTTGGCCCGAATGATACGGCTGCCGAACGGTTCCAAAGATTCATATGGCCTCCTGATACATCAAGAGCACATTGGCACCAAGATCATCCCTGCCAGGACTTACATTTTCATCCACAAGATTCAAGAGGAACAGGTTCCCGTGAGGAAGGTCTTGCCGGGCTTGAAACTGTGCCAGGAAATCAACACCAACAAGGAGCAGTATTCCGGTTACGATCACTGCGCCACTTGCAGTTTTGATGTCCATGATCCAGTGGCCAGCACGATTATTGAAGCGAAAAACAAGAGTATATTTCACCCCATCGAGTGTAGTCTTAAACTCGTAATTTGCCCTGTCAGAGCTGACCGGAAGCTGAACGAATGCCATTGATTTATAGCTCCATCCGAGAAAACCAATGGCTTTAGCCGTTGGATGAATCGGACGCTGTTTCGCTTGATTTTGCAAGCTGTTTCGCCTAAAATCTGTCTATAACGGTCGGGCAGACCGCTCAGGCGCTAAGCGCTTAATAGAGTGTTTGCCTGAGAATCCCACTGGCTTTAGCCGTGGGAGTGTCAACCCTATTGACGTGCAAACTTTATGGAATAGCCTTCAAAATTGAATCCGGTTGTATCATTATAACATTAGGATCGATCGCATATCCGACCGCTTGTACCTGATCTGTCGTGCCTGATGGAGCGGTCTGTGTCAATCCAGTGGTAGTCGCCGGATCACAACTGACATATATAGGTCCTCTTGTCCAGGCCCAGGCATTATTTCGCATTATTCCCTGAATTAACACATATCCAGTCGTTGCAACTATACCAATGCAGGGCATGGTAGTTGTTTGATCAGCATCGGCCGCATTGGCCCTGAAATTAGGATCAATATACATTGCCTGACCAATATCTGTATAATTGCCAATCAGAGTAATGGGAAGAATAGTCCCGATATACTGAAAATTATGTGTCGGTACAGTTAAAATTTCATAGGCAAAATTCAATTTAACTTTACTCCAAGTGTTCCTTCCCGTGCCGGTCGTGGTTTTGGTGGTACTTCCAACAGGAAATTCAAGCTCATGTAGATAGGCCCTTGAGCCCCCGGTTTCCCGATAGAGAATAGGATTGTTAGGCAGACTGGCGGGCATGACCACAGAAGCCGAGAGCCAGAAAAAAAGCATAATGAGCAAAACTGATAAACTGAATCTTCGATCTTGAATTAAAGAAATCATATATTTTTCTCCTTTTTTATTAAGGAATAAATCCAAAAAACCCACCAATTTTAAAAAGAAGCGATTCACCTTTTGCCTTGGTTGAATCGCTTGGAATAATCGTTTGTTTTGTGCCCTGGCTTTGTTTTCCGGCTCCACGATCGTATGTTTCGCGGTCAGCCATCGCCGGAATAGTTACCGTTTCGCTCGATACAAAAACTATCTGTCGAAAGGAGGCCGTAAACGGTAGGGAACGAACTGTATCTTTGTTTCGTGGCAAAGATAAATTTTCCATCACCATATTTTTATACACATCAAGGCCAGTCTCAATTTCGACAGGTATTTTATACAAATATATGTTTTTGAATATGTCATACGCGGTTTTAACAACAGGTGAAAACCCGTTATCACCGACTTGCCCTGCTATCTGTTGACGGGTTCTCTCATTCTGCGCCTGAGCAGCTTTTTGAAGCAATGAGCCATTTAATTTGGAGTAACCGAAGGAAGCGGCCCCGCCAATTACTCCACTTCCAGCCAGCGATCCGATCATACCCGATAAGGCACCTGATCCGATTTTAGTAAACCTGTCTCCTGTCCAGGCCATAAGACCGGGAGGATCATCATCTATCGTACCTGTGGCCTCTTCTGGAAACGGATCACCCGAAATTACCCCATTCAAAGTAAGCTGGATCGGCTTTTTGATCACATGATCAGAAATAGAATCCCCATTTTCGATCTCGTGCATAGTGGCCTGAGAGGTAAGTATGTGTTCCTCACTGATCGTGGCATCGATCGGCAGGATGTGCCCTTGAGAATCCGTGATAACCACTTTTTGTTTTTGCTTAACGTTTGTCGCTTGAGTAGCCATCATTACCACTCCTGCGGATTTTGATAATAGTTCTGCCGAAGCAAAGTGCTTATGGCGTCATTCACCCCGGCCTGCACTCTTGGACCGATTTCTTCTTGAGGAGTACCTGGTGGAACATTCACCATAATCGGCGCGGTCACCGAAATATGAGGAGAGTTGATCGTGCTGGTATTAGTAGTGACCGGAGAAAGCGAGGGCGTAAAAGCAGAGAGTTTATGAGCATTCCCCAGCCAGTTTTGAAGCCCTCCGAAGGATGCACCGATAAATCCTTCATTTGGTTTTTCAAATTTTGGCCACATCCAAGAGGGAATAATTGTGTTAAAAATATCTCGCACCGTATCTTTGAAAGCCTGATAGGTTTCCGATAATCCTTTTTTAATTTTGTCCACATCTAGGATAAAGGCTCCAGTAAAAAAATCTTTAAGACCTTCAAAACCTTTTTTGAAATCTTGAATAATATTCTTGATAGGCTCAAAAATCTTTGGAGATATTTTTTTAATACCTTCTATCAATAGCCCGAAAACCGACTTATCACCTCGTGAATACCTCCACAGGTCCTCCAGGAGAAGCAGAAGCATCACAATCCCTCCGCCGATCAGCAGGGGCAGTGCCGCCGCCTTGAGCGATGCCCACATAGCAGCCGTACCCATCGTGGTAAATGCCGCAGCCAGGCCATAGATACCTTGAGCCATCAATCCGACCGAGTAGACGAGTTTTAGCCCGATAAAGACCATGAGAGCCGTCGTAACCGTCTTGATAACCTTACCAAGCCCGCCGAAACCTTCGGCCAGGGATTTAATTTCCTCAACTACCGATTTTGCAAAGGAATATAGCGACTTAAGCAGGCCGATTGTTCGGTTTATCCACTCATTCAAGGTTGACCGGATAAGTTCTCGGTTGGCCATGATCCAGGTTTTCATGTCAGCTACAAGCTTGGTTATAACCGGCATAAGACCAAGCCCAATCTGATTTTTAATTCCACGAATAACGGCCATAAGTCTGGTAATGGAATCGCCAAACTCATCGCTTGCGGCCACATCCTGAGCGCTCATCACGATGCCAAGATCGTGAGCCTCACGCCTGAGCTTTGCAATGCCAGCCGATCCTTCGTTCAGGAGTGGGATTAGATAGGCCCCTGACCGGCCAAATAAATCGTTGGCCAGGGCTGTCTTTTCCAATCCATCAGGCATCAGGGAGAGTTTATTTGCAATTTCTTCAAAGAGCTGATCACTTGCTTTGAGTTTACCATTTACACCTGTTACTGAGATACCGAGAGTGGTATAGGCCAAGGCATCAGTTTTTATTCCCCTGGATGCGTTCATGGCAGAATCGGCCAGCCGCCGCATAGCCATCTGAAATTCTTCTGTACTCACCTCAGAAAGAGAAGCTGCGTGTTCAAGCTCCTGAAAAGCTTCAGCAGAAATACCAAGGGATTGACTCATTTTTTTGATACGCTCGCCAGTGTTGGCCGTAGTTTTGGCAAGGACAAAAAGAGATATAGCTGCTCCACTAACTGCACCAGCGATAGAACCGATTGAAATGAGTAAACCCTTGATGCCATCATCAAGTTGTTTAATTGGCTTACTATTTACATCAAAACCGATTCTAACGAAAAGATCCCTGAGCTTCACTTATTTTCCTTTTTGTTTTCGCTTTGCTTCCCATTGTGCATACTCTTCTGCTTCCTGCTGTATATCCAGCGCTTCATGAGCATCCATCAGATCATTGATTGACCATGACCGTCCAATTTCTTCTAGCGTGGCAATATGTGCCAACACCAGACGCCAGATCATCCATTCAATGTTGATGATCCCTGGTTCATAGCCCGACCGTGTAGTAATTTTTCGAAGTCGAGCTTTCCGCCGAAAAAATCACCGTATTCGACCTCCAGGGCGGCGGCCACAACCTTGAACAGATGCGGCAATCGGCCCCCGAAGTGCTCATCGAACACCCTGGAAAGATCGCCTTTACCTGAGTGCAATACCTGAGAGAGGAGCATATCAACGATGTACTCGATATCATTTTCATCGAGCCGATTACATAGCTGACTGACAATCATACCCAGATCAATGTCCAATTCCAGAATACTTTCGACATTGCCTCCACTCACCACCCCGCCAAGGGCAGGCCCGATAATCTTCAAAATCCTGGTGAGTAGTTTCAGGCTCTGTTTTGGAGGAAGTTGACAAAATGTATACTGCTCACCGTCAATTACTTTTTTTACCGGTTCGCGCATCAATTATTTCCCCCCACAATCGATGGGTCGATGATTTCACCCTTGATTATCCATTCACGAGTAGTCGCGTCTTTGCCATATTCGGCATCGGCAATCTTGATTACGGTTCCCTCCGGCATGGTATGCAGGCTCGTTCCACCCTTATCCATGATCATGCAGGGAATGAGCGATCCTGCCACCTCGAATGAACTTAAGGTAGCGTTATCACTGGATGCCTGGGGAAGTGTCAGGGTGACAGTACCCAGAAGGCTCGTATTCTTTGTCCTGGTCACTTCTCCGCTGGTGCCTTCGGTCATTTTCCAGCGATCATTGTCCCTGCCAACCTTGACGATATCCCATGATTTTATAATGCTTCCGCCAATGATTACGGATACCAAAGACGGGTCATACGTTTTTGTGCTCATTTTGCCTCACCTCCTATATGGCCAGCGTGCCGGAAATTGTAACCTTGTGCACTGCCCCTGCAAGCGTGGCCGAGAAGGTGATGCCATTGAGCCACCTGGCAGTCTTTTCCAGTGGGTCGATGTCGGCAATATCAGGAGTAGTTACAATTGCCGATCCTGCGGCCAAAAAGCCGGAATCAACCCCCTTGCCAAGTTGATACCTGATTTCATTCTCGATCACCGCAATCCCCTGAGTAGTAAAGGGAACCTTTTCGGAGTTGATCAACCTGGAAAAAATACGTTCGGCCATTCGTTGTTGAAGCCAATCCGAGCCTTGAATGATATCGATATACTCACCAGAAGCAACGCAACCCTCACCGGAAATAACGCTCACTCCAGCGATTTCTTCATAGCAGTTTGCGTTTTTGCCTTTGAGGTAATTTACCTCTGTAGTAGTGAAATAGTCGGCGATGATCCCTGCCAGCGTTTTAAATTTCCACGTAGTGCTTCCAGGGTTTTTGGCAATCTGTAATCCCACCCAGGCAGCATCAGGATAATTTGCCTCATCCTCACTCCAGATAAGCGCGGTTCGGTCATATGAAAGATCCTGCAGGGAACTGGCAAGGTCATCAGTGGCCGACGTGATAACATCGGCATCGGAAGAACAGGCGATATAAATTTTGGACAAAACCTCAATAGCTCCAGCAATAGCCAAAATTTCGGCTTTTATTCTGGTATTCGCTATCAGACAATACCAGTCGTCATCGGCAATCCGACATTCCGATATAGCTGTTGTCCAGGTTTCTGTAGCTGATCCATACTGATTGACCGTTACCGCATAAGCCGTAGCTCCGGTCAGGGCTGTAATGTCGGCAGTCATGGTATCGAAGTGTTTATTGGCATCGGTGCCAGTGAATTCAATAACAAAACCTGTGGCCAGCGTACCAGTTACGGTAACTTCGGTAATTGCCGTAAGCGCTTCAAGTGCCGCCTTTACAGCGGCTGCATTGGCGTCATAGGCAATGGCCGACGTGGTCTCGGCTCCCAAAATTGCGTGCCAGTGCCCAGCGGAAACCGTCCCAGTAAAAGTAATAGTTTGTTTAGCATTCACATTCGCATACTTCCGGCCCACCTTAAATTGATCAGGTGAACGATCCTGTGCCATGAGAGATTGAGCCATGAGATATAATCCATCTGTTTCCTCATAACCGTCTTCCAGCATCTCGTCAGGCTCGGTATACGTTTTGACCCGATCAAACACTCTGTAGGTTTCACCCAAAAGAAGAGGTGTCCCGAAACCTACGAGCGTCATCCTGGCCGTTTCCCGGCTAATTATGATATTAATTATATCCTGCAATCTGGTTCCCAATTAAAACACCTCCTTTTAGGTGGCATCAATATCCAAATCATTGAAAATATAGGTATCAATTACTCCATCAGCACTAAAAACACCCTCTGTTATGGTCACATACTGAATCTCTCCTGGTATATCATCAGCTTCGATCGCATAGGCAAAGAAAAAGTCAACTGCTGCCCGAAGCTCAAACTTAGTATCAAGCAATCTGGAAATATCCATCGGGTCAGAGTGCCCCCTAATGGCGAATCCGGCTGCACGTATCGAATCTTGCACCGTGGGCATGGCCAAAGAGTTAATCAGGCTGTCAATATAGGCAAGATGAGCATTTTCAGCAAAAACCTGCACGGTCAAGGTTATAATCTTCCGAAGAGGATAAGAAAAGGTATCAAGTCCTTTATATAGCTCTTCAGGGTTCCCTTCGCTCCTGACCCCGGATGAAAAATTAAGTGTGGCATAAGGAAGCGCGGGCCGTGGAGCATTCGACTTATCCCATATCGTGGCAATACCAAGTTTTGATGATACCCAATTGTATAGGGCAAGCTCTTTTGCCTCGTCTAGCCAGTACAATTTATTGCCCTTCGATCAGCAGCATAACAGCCTCATAATGAGGAAGTATGGTACTGCCGGAGAAATCGGCTATCTTCTGAACCTCATAATTCTTTCCGCCTCTAACCACGGTATCATTTACCCTGATTTCCGAAACCGTCAATATTTTCAAGCTTTCCCGTATTCGATCAGCTTCGATAAGTTGCAGAATCTCCTTACCGGTCAAGGGTTGAACATTAGCATTGATCGCGGATGATGATTCGGTTCCATCAACATAATGACCCTGTACATAGGAGCCTGTAGTACGGCGCTTGATCGTAATAATTTCAGCATCCAGAAGGCTCATTTGACTATCCTATGCGTGATGGATTGCCGCATACGTCCGGAATCGATAAGCGGATGTGAGCTTCCTTTAGCAATTTTGGTAGACGGTGCATTCTCTATTGCCCATTCAGGAGACTTGTCAATTTTTTCCACAATGCACTTTTGAAAAAAAAGCCCTAGACGATTAAGGAAAATATCCTTATTAATCTTGCCTAGAATAACATCAAGTTTAGCTTTATCAATTTTTTCCTGAAGCCTATCTTTTTGATCATCAAAAGTCAGCCTGATAAATGGCCTGGGTGGTATTGGTGCAAGATGCCCATGAAAAAAATTAGTTGGATCTCCGAATTCATTTTTGCTCGCATATTCCACCAGATCACTGCCCTGCTCACCGAAAAGACCCACATCTACAGCATTTCCACCTTTAACCGACATCCCCATAACTGCATTGACCATACTATCCCAATCCTTACGGTTATCCCTGATGTCAATTTTGACCTTTATCATGGCGTATACACCATAAACGGAATCACGCAACTACGGCGGATCTGATTGAATATCTGGCCGTAGCTGGTTTCATCATACCGGTTGCGATCGCGATAATTTACTTGAGCGTAACTTACCGATACCTGACCGGCACTCTCTGCTGACACCAGCCCGGCAGCTTGTTTGCTGCTTGCCGCTATAAGCGTCAGGTAATGCGCTGCCAGATACCGCTGCGCCCGCTCCTGTTTTGAACCGTAAATCGATGAAGAAATTTCATTAGCCACATCACTCAGTATCAATGTCCATGCATCAGGAGAGATATTGTCCAGCTCTGCCGCAATTGCCAGAACATTGTCCTGGGTAGTGTTAGCCATTTTTGATTATCCTCTCTATTTACTTTTCCTGTCCTTATCAATTTGCTCGATCAACCCGATTTTTTCCTTGAGCGCTTTCACTACCAACTTCCGTGGTCGTTCCTGTGCCTTCTCGATTGTCAGATATTCTTCCAATTCTTCCGGCTCCATTGTATTTTCAATTAAATCAATAGCAGAAGGAATGCTAAGAGATATAAAATCGACCGATTCAACTCCCACTTCGACCGGAACCGAAATATCACCCTTGAGTACAATGGCCTCAGTTTTTGGTTGAAATACTCTGATCAGTTTCAGATAATGATTCCGGAATCGTTCCTCATGCTGAGCATAAAGAGCTTTCCAATCCTCAGTACGAACTTCATTTTTTCCTGGGAGGAAGGTAACTTCTTTTTTCTTCCCATCAACTACATAAGGCAGGGTCAACATATTTGCCCCTCCATACAAAATGTACATAGATCCTCCCTTCCTTAAATCCCTGTAAAAAATAACATACCCAAAGGATACCGGACTACTACTCCGCCATGACGGGATTCGCAGGGAATAAGAAATTCAAGCCCCCTGGCCTGCACGGGAAGAAGTTGTATTTCAAGCGGGATACGCTGTTCAAGTACTTCAGGAGACCTTTCATAACAAATGGCGCCGTCTTCAGTCCCGCCCGTGAATGCATTGTCTAATTCAACCTCAAGGCAGTCGATAGTGGTCAGGCCAAAAGAATTCCCTGGTTTTGTCAGATATTCGCGGATAGTCATATCCGAATGGGTTGATCTTGGATAGGTTGAAAGGATATCGTACTGAGCCCTTGGCAAAAGCACTGTATCGGCCCGATGTATTCCATTACTTTGAATACTCACCCGCGTGGTCATTGCCTGAACATCGGTGATAATTTCATCAGGCGTTTTTTCAACCCAGGTGTATCCACCTATTCCTGTGGCACAGCCCAAAACTGGTATATTGGGGTTATTGAGCAGACCGATGATATTATATTCATCGTTGCCGTTCCAAACGATACTATCCTGCTCCTCGTTCATGGCCCTGCGTGCGGCGTCCATTTTCATGGTATCAAGCGGTCGATTAGCCATAAGTGCGGCCCTGATCTCCTGGGTATTCCATCCGCAAGAAGTAGCTACTGTTTTTACGGCCTGGGTATACTCTTTCCCGTACACATCTGCTCTCGGCAGGTCCTGGGCATAATTGCCGACGATCCTGGCCATACCGACCCTGCCGAACATACGGTAGGTAATAGTCTCAGCCCCTGGATTATCACGTCCGCTGACCGGTACAAACTTCCGATGTTTTAATTCGCGTTCCTTGAACTCATAGGCTTTTGCCTCAATATTTTCCAACTCGCGCTGAAAAAAGATCGTTTCATTAGCATCGAACCGATGCCCGATTGCCTGAAAAAAATCCCGTATTGCATCAAATCTGATAGCCATCTATATCACCTCCCCTACACTAATGTGCCAAGGTTTAAAAGAGCAATCCCGCCTGCGGCTGCGCCGGACTCAAAAAGTGAATGAGGTAAAGCTACCGCATCGGATGTGTCTGCATCATGTCGAAATGCCCCAAGCTGCTCCGTAGCCTCGGCAGAAAATCTCACATATGGAATGCTTCCTGCGGTTACGGCGCTTTCTACCCGTACATATATCCGGCCCTTACGAAGAATACTCATTGCAGAGTTGGCCGCATAACCTGGATTGTCGGCATTATCCCTTGCCTGCTCATTGGCATGAGAATGAACCGTTACTCCAAGACATGTAGTGATAGTAGTAATCTCAGCAGTGAGAGAAGGAAGATGAGCGCTTTTTTGCAATCCGCTCCAGGTATCGCGCACTACCAATATACCAAAAGGAATGGTTGATTCGTTCAGCACTTTATGGGCTACTGAACAGTTTGTAGTCCCGACAGCCGTAAATCCGGTTCCATGAACATCAGCCCGAACATATATTTTGCTCGTAGTCGATCCGGCGGAAGCGGTAACGCCAAGACCGGCCAGATTGACGGCGGCCAAAAGCATAGCAGCAAGCTCGACCGTAGTTTTGACCTCTGCGCCTGAATTAACCGTAACGGCGGTCCCGTCAATAGTGAGCGTGGTAGCCAGATTTGCGGCGGTAATAGTCACTTCATCTAATTGCATGGAGCCATTAGTGAATGTTTCAATTTCGTTATTGCCGATATCGGCCAATTGACCGGGAAGGCCAATAACCATACTATCATTTACTGAAATTTGCATTAGACCACACCTCCACTTGCCGTAGATTTATTCATGGCATCAAACCGGGTCTTTTCGATCCATTCTGCACGATAATCTTTCGGCCCCTGGTTTTGATTATTGTGGGCATCTTTAATAAACATTCCAAGCGAGGAGTTATTCACATCTTTTCCCGCCTGATCGAGCACTTCGACCACACTGTCATATCGTGCATTGATGTAATCATCCGACCGCCCTTCATGATTAAAATCAGGGGACATAGCCTTGATGATCGCCACCTTGATATCCTTTGGGGTTTTGCCTTTATGATCAACCTTGAGCTTATTGGCGGTGGCTTCGAGCACGGTCTTGGCCTTGAGCATCCCCTGAATCCGTGGAGAATCCATATTGGAAAGCTCGGTGACATCGATCTTTGCCTTTTTTAATTCTTCTGCGGTTTGATCAAATTTCGCCTGAACAGCATCCAATTTTTTGCCATTTTCTTTCTGCTTCTCGACTTCGGCTTTCGCCTCGTCAAGTTTTTTTTGGGATTCAGCCAACTTTACCGCCTGTATCTGAATTACACTGGCGGCTTCATCCAGCTTATCTCCAAGGCGTTCGACCGTAGAAAATGAATCATCGGCGATCTCGACATTGATTTCGTCCATATGGAACCCATCAAGCTTGATCTCCTTCTTTTTGAATTTAGCCATTTTTGGCCCTCCATTCTGTTTGTTATCCAATATCAGCCGCGCTCCCTGACCTGCCCGGCCTTGATCCACAATAGAAACATGATTGTATCTGATGTTTTTTTGAATCGCGTCGTAATGGCCCTCCCTTGGATGCTCTCCTGAAATAGACTCTGTGTCAGCATCATATCCGCAGGAAAGCTCTACCGGACGGCCGGCTTTGTGCCAATCGAGAATGTTTTTAACTGCCGTCTTATCCGTTACCTTGATGGTACAGGCTACAAAATCGCCTTCACGGATAATATCCTGGCCGGTAGTCCCTGCCTGGTGAGCTTTAATATTTTCTGCCGTCACCATCTCATCAGGGTGATAGTAGGTTACTGGTTGCAATTTGAGAGAATCCAGTGAAGCCTGAGAAAAGACCTCTTCTGGTGGGCGGTACTCCCTGACGAGTTTTCCGTCGTGGATGTAATCAAATATCCCCGTTCTGGTCGGCCTGGCTTTGCATATCAAATATCCTTCAGAAGTGAGTGCGGTTTTATCTTCTTTGATTTCATCAATACGGAAAGTGAGCGTTCTTTGTGCGGAGGGAATGGTATCTTTATGGGCTTCTTTCCAGGTTGAGTAAGCAATAGCTGCCCGCTTTTCCTGATTAGGGTATTCATGGTTCATCACAGGATCGGCCATAAAACGGCTGATAAACTCCTGCTCTTTTTCATTTGAGTGTGGTTTTGGAATTGGCATTTTGTTAACCCCTTCAATTTCAGTTATTGTATAGAGAAAATACCATGAAGATTTTGAGAAGGTAAGAACTTTTGTAGAACTTTTATAGAACTTTTATAGAACTTTTGGATATTGACAAAATAATAGAAGTGTGTTTTGCTGCGTCTTTATATTGAGATTATGGATAGTTATTATATTATTATGAGGGGCAAAAATGAAAAACAAGGTTATTATATTGATATTGTTTATTATTATTCCGTCAATATGCGTTGGTAATGAAAATATCGTTGGCTTTGAACTTGGGGAAATTTTTAAGGATTACCCAAAATACGAAGACCAAGATAAGAAAAAAGTACTCGATCATCTATATCAAGTCAACAATGTTAAATTCTTTGATTTTGTAGAAATTGAAACAGACAAAAATCATATCATAAGGGCATTATCATTTGCTAAAGAATACAAAATTAATGCTGAAAACCTGAATAGCGAAAAGAAGATAATAATCAATGACTTTAAGATAATTTTAAAAACGGTAGAAAAACGATTTGGGAAATTTGATACCAGCAATGTTGACATGCTAAACAGTCCACTTGGAGAGTCAAATTTTCATTTTATGCAAAAATTAGGCGATATGGCCATAAATAAAAAACCAAAGTCAAAAACAGTCGACTTGATTTTGATTGGGCTTCAGAGTGAAGAATGCCCTAATTTTATGATAGGAGAAACAAAAATAATAACTTTTTACTTAATATATACTGATTTATCGGCAAAGAAAAAAATGATAAAAATGTTCAAAGAAAGAATAAATGGGTTTTAACCTTTCATTTTTAAATCCAGCAATCCATCGCGCACCCAAACATCTACCATTTCACTCGTAGTAATCACCGGCGCATTCTGCGCATTGCCGATCTTGCGAATCGGAAGACCATACTTTTCGATATATTCACGCACCGTGACTTCCGACACCTGCAGGTATATTGCTATCGCTCGAATCCCGTTGATTACGGCCATTTTTTCCCTTTTATTTTAAAAATTCATCCAGCACTGGAAGCGCTGTACAACGACAGTTTTTTGTGATAATATCATTGGCAGAATACCAACCATTAACAGTTTCGAGGTTATAAACATGGCCAGAATATATACTACTGAACTTCTCGACAATGCGAAGAGGCTTTATAATGAAGGGATGATTCTCTCCGAGGTGGCAGGAGCTTTGAGAGTCAACGCTGGTAATCTCAGTAAGATACTCCGCGCTGATGGATTCTCCATATCCAGAAAATATCGCTCTTCTTACAATGCCAAACAATTCCCGATAGAATCTGCTATCAGGGATTATATTTCTGGTATGAGCGAACTCGCTGTTTCCAAAAAGTATGGAATAGAGAGGAATACTATCAGAGCTCATCTCCTTCGAAATGGCATTAAGCCTAGAAATGGCAGTGAAGCTAATATCATCAGAATGAGTAAACTCAGTATTGATGACAGAAAAAAGCTTACTGAAAAAGCTCATATCGCAATCCGTGGAACAAAAAAGAGTATTGAACACAGAAAAAAAATTTCCAAAGCTAGGGAGATCAATAAAGGCAACATTGGCTTTTGTGAGGAATTCCTGACAAATAGTTTGAGGGATAGAGGTATTGAATATATTCATCAAGCCGTTGTTAAAACTTATAACATCGACATTCTTATTGGTTCCATCGCCGTGGAATTGAGATGTGAAGCCAATAATCCTCTCAATAGGATTCAACAAAAAAAGAAAATCGAAGATCTCCTTAATAGTGGGTATCATGTTTTTTACATTCTTTTCAAAAAGAAAAGAGAGGTTGAGTTGTGCCTTGAAAATATAATCTCCGACATTCAACTCCTTCAAAGCCTTCCACATTCCACCACTCAATACAGGGTGATTAGGTGTAGCATTGAAAGATATACCAGAATCCGTAATGATCGTGGTCAATTCTTCTGTATACAATCTCCTGAACGTCCTCTTTATATCAGAAAAAATTAAAATTTTCACGTCAGAAGGAATGCACTGAAAATCCTCCCCAGGGTGCAAGTGCTCCCCATTGTTCCCCACGGGTGGCCCTGGTTCACTCCACGAAAAGGTTTGCCCGTCAACAGCCGCGTGCCTTGATCTGACCCGTTCATCTTTTGATGTGCTCCAGATATATTCCTTAACCCCTGCCCCGGTTTGTCGAAGCTCAGTTAATTTACCGTTATATTTACTGATTTGATCGCGTGCAATAAGATGAGCCCTACTATTCGTTACTTCAAATTGTGCATAAATTTCTTCTTCAAGAGTGCTTGTAGAAACTCCTCTTTCTACCGTGTGTCTGACCATCTGTTCAATTTTCGTCAGATGTTCTTCCGTAATACTCTTGATCAACGATACGTTTTTCTCCACGAAAGCGGAAACATGAGGCTCAAGCCATCGCTCCGAAACCAAGGGATTGATCCCCAGCACTGATTTAAACTGCCGGTCAAGTTGATTTTTATTGAAAATGGCCACTCTATGCGCTATATCGCTGGCCTTTGACTGGATACTGATATTAGGCATCCGGAGGGCTATATTAATCCTGATTTCGGATATTGTGCGGGTAATAAGCTCTCCGAACGATGTTATCATATCGATATGCGCACTATCGATTCGCATTTCCTCTTTATACTGCCTGATAATTTCGGGGATAACCGGAATAAGTTTTTCTTTGATATTTTGAAAAAGAGGATCGATTAAACCCAGAATTATTTCGTAGTATTCCCGTTCAATGCCTGTGGGTTGAAGCGGACGGGGTACCCTGCGGTTGCGTGGAAGACGATAACCTACGGCACGAAGAGCAACCCTGCGGCTTTTCAGAAGAGCAATAGCATTATTGGGCATTAATTTTACCCGTTATCATTTGATTTTGTTGCGTGCCATCCTCGCCTTGCCCTATTTGACCGGTCGCTCCTTGCGCTGTCTGCGCTTGCAAAAGCATCATTTGTTTCGCCTGTTCCTCTTGTACCTGTTTCTCAAATTCTGCCCGTGTTTTTAAATCAATGGTCATTTCTGTCGAATATCCATCAGGTCCAAATCTTGATTTACAAACTTCTTCGGGAGAATATGTTTGATTATTAATATAATTAGTATCTATTTCTGAATATAATTTACGTATCTCAGCAGTTTCCTTTTCGGTTTGCTGCCAGAGAGGCTTAAAATCAAATGACCAATTTTCAGGTTCCTTCCCCTTAGTGGCCGAATTTTTGGCCTTGAATATAATTTTGATGAGCTTCTCAAGTTGTCTGCGGATATATTTTTGTTGATAACCGGCAATCATATCATAATATGTCCGTGTGGTCTCGGTAGCCCCGGCCAATACCCCTAATGATTGTCCGAAAAGACGGGCTCGCGGAATATTTGATGCAGCGGAAATAAGCTCAATATAAATATTGAGCATTTCTACAAGACCTGCTATAGGTGTTTGAATTTTAGTAAGCTCTTCGTCCTCTCCGAGCAAAACAATTCCAAGGGAAGAATTGTTTGAAATAGCATATTGTGTACGGGTCATAAGAGCAGTCTGTCCCTCAATCGTTCCAAGCAGCTCAGCTAAATTAGGGAGCTTAAGCGCTTTAGTGATAAAATCCTGAAATAGAATAGCGCCGGATTGAATCGATACGCCATGACGCCTTAATTCTTCGTTAATCGATTGCAATACCGAATCATGCCAACCCGCATTACCGATTTTAATAATCTCCGGCAAATATGCGCCATCAAAACGAAGTAACCGTGATTCATGTATACGCTGACCTTGTCTTATGGCCGTACCTGCCGTAATCGGTTGAAGCCGGTATATCTCCGGCTGTCCAAAATTCGGCAAAAATACATCGTCGTAAGTTTTATCAATCCAGACCTGCCACCGGTCAACCACATTGAGAGACTTCAACTCAAAAATCCGATCCTCATTGAGTGGCGTATCCGGGGGTTGACCATCCGGCGCACCAAGAATAATAATTGACCCGCCATAAAGTCTGGCAAGTGTAAGAGCTTCCTCGATTTTAGTCTGTACCTCCAAAATATCCATTTGACCCATAATATCGGTAATAATATCTTGATCATCAGCCTTAATATCAATCCACTGCCTGGTGGCATCCTGCGGAATTGCTTCACAGATTTTCCGGGCTAACCAGTTATGCCTGAACATATCCTCAAGTTCAGTTTTGGTCAGGATAATTCCGGCAGAAAAACCAATCCGGTACATAGGATCTCTTGTCCCACCAAATCCGTTATAGGCGTTAACAAACATATCAAGCCGTGCATGATCACGATGCTTTGCGGTCTGTTTTGCTTGTTCAATCTGATTCATTTTGTCATCCTTTTATTTTTTCCCTGCCAAAACATCAGCGACCGATATTTTTTTCTTTTGGAAATATCTCAAAGCCATACTCAACATATCTGCCTGATCCATAGTAGCGCTTAATGGAAACCCGCCTATCTCCAGTTCAAATGCCGGAAGCCATGAAGCTATATAAGGAAGCCATATCCTGCCGGATTCAACAGCAGGGCTTTCGGTAGCCAACCTGGTGATTTTATCTGCTTCAGGCTCAAAAGGAAGAATTGAAAATTTTGTTTCCTTTTTCATTTCCTGAATCAGGGACGATCCGGTTGATTTATCCTCAATCACGATTACATGAGGATTATATTTCTCGGCTAATGATTTTGCTATGCGCTTTCCTTGGGGATAATCCATCCATTCGCGGAAAACATCGATCAGATATAATCCGCCATTTTTGGCTTTTACCCAGGTTCCGCATACCCAGGGACAATTGAGTAATTCATTTGCTTTCTGTGCCGTATCCCAAAATTGCACAACCTGAATCCATTGATCCTTGGTAGGCAAAACACTATATCGCTGAAACCAATCAAGCTTAATAAGTCCACCCTTAGCGGGAACAGGACTTTGCTGCAATTGCCCGCTTGCGCCGTAAGTGCCAAGTGTGCGTTTCTGCTCTGCCACCCATGCAAGCGGAAATCGTTCAGGGCAAAGCAGTTCCCCTTCGATCGTCCGGGGATCTTGCGTCCCCAGGCAGGTTATGCACTTCCTGGCGGACTCATATTCCATCGGCAGGCATAAATGCTCATACTGGCCGGTCTTAAGCACATGTCCGGCCAGATCCTCTCCGTGAAGGCGCTGCATGATAATGACAATAGCCGATTTTTCGGAATCGTTAAGCCTGGTGGAAAGCTCCTGATCAAAGGCATCGAGAACATTCTGACGTTCCTTTTCCGAGAACATGGCCGATTTTGCATCATGGGGATCATCGATGATGAGCATATCTCCACCCTCGCCAGTTATGCCTGAGCCAATCCCAAAGGCCATGCGACACCCACGATGATTGTTTTCGTACCGGCTTTTCTGATTCTGATCACCGGTCAGACTGAATTTATCCTTCCAACCTTTTTGAAACCAGGAGGAAGTGAGTAATCGCCTGGATGCGAGCGCATCTCTCACTGCAAGCCTGTCTCCATGCGATACAGTCAAAAAACGCCTGGTCGGATCTTGCAGCCAGACCCAGACCGGCCACATAACCGAAACGATCGTTGATTTGGAGGATCGTGGAGGAATATTGATCACCAGGCGCAGGATCTCCCCGCGAGTAACCGCCTCAAGGTGGGTACAGATTGCATCAATATGCCAATTGCCGATAAAGGGACGGGAGGGCTCAATTATCGGCCAGGCGGATTCGATGAAGGCATGCAGGGATTTTTCGGCTTGAGCATACATCTCCTGGCATTCTATCTCAAACCGTTTTTCTGCCAATTTCAACCATTCCTCGTCCGAATGGCTATTTAATACTCGTGGGTTTAATTCCAGTAATTGCATATCTTGCAATATCTTCTTTACTCCATCCCTTAAATCGATCAGCAATCACAATTGGTCCGCCATCTTTACCTGTGTATTCTTGTTTAGTGGGCGCATCCAATCCCAAAAGTTTACATTCGCGTTCGATCAATTTATTTATTTCTGCCAGGAAGCGAGGGTCTCCTGCTCGTGTTTCAGTATGAACGGTTTGATTTATCGGCTTCAATGATTCTCCGATCATATTGCCAAGCTCGTCCTTCTTCTCAATTATTTTGCCCAAAGCTGTACGGGACTTAAATTCTTCGTAGGATCGATGCCAACCTTCAAAAGCTTTTTTTTTAAGAGTGCAATTTCAGCAAGTTTTTCTACTATTTTCTTATCACGATTAATAGCTGTTAACCGTTCCCATTCACGTTCAATAATTTTAATTTCCCGATTAATCATCCCTTGACTGAGGTGCAGTCTTTCCGCTATTTCTGTTTGTGAAAGTCCCTCAAGATGCCAGGCACTTATCAATTCTCGTTCTTTTTTGATTTGTATTCTAGTCCGTTTTGGTGCCGCCATTTTATTAACTTTATTAATAACTATTTCAACTTTTTAAATTAACACAAAAGTTAAAATAGATTGTAATTGCTATACAAAAGTTATTTTTGATACAATCTTTTAAAAAAGGAGACCTTTATGCTTGATCGTACCAAGAGCATCAGAAACTCCACGAAAAGCATAACTTTTTGATTTAGTTTTCAATTTGCGAGTGAATTTGGAATTGATCATTGTTGATTTCAATTTTATCATATTTTCTTATCAGGCCACTTTCACTGCCTTCTGCCCTGTAAACTCTTCCCATCGGGTAATAATAACATCAATATAGCACGGATCAAGCTCCATAGCAAAGCAGCGCCGATTGGTCTTCTCACAGGCGATAAGGGTAGACCCTGAGCCTCCGAAAGGCTCAAACAGAAGATCTCCCGCCTTGCTGGAATTTTCTATGGGAACTTTCACTACCTGAACCGGCTTTTGATTCGGGTGTAGGGACCTGTTGAGCTTGTTTCCCTTGTCATCCACCCTGCCTGCAAATGAATTGAAGGAAGCCACCTCCAGGAGGTTAGGATGATTCGGTTTGCCATAAAACTGGGGAGATCCCTTTGCCAGGTACAATATTGGCTCATAGATCCAGGTATAGTGGCCAAAATTCATGGCAGGAACGTCTTTCAACCAGATCAGGGTGTTTCGCCACTCAAACCCTGATTCAACAGCCACGGTTCTAAAGTCGATGACCGTTTTCTCTGCATAGCAGACATAAGCTGGAGCATTATCCTTGAGCACTGCATATATGGAGTCATATACGCTTTTCAAGAACCCTCTGAAATCCTTCAGGTTGTCATTCTTGATCTTTCTTCCGAAAGTATCTTCATAATCCACATTGTAGGGAGGATCGGTGAACACCATGTCTGCCATCTTTCCCTGCATCAGCCTTTCCACATCCTCCCGTTTAGTGCTATCGCCGCACATAAGCCGATGCCTGCCAAGCTGGTAGATATCGCCAACCCTAGCCTTTGGCTCTGCCGGAGGATCAGGCACCGTATCAGGATCAGTATTGCCTCCGCCTCCTGGCGTTTCCTCGACCTGAAAAATTTCCTTCAATTCATCATCACCCCAACCAACATCCTTCAGCATATCTACATCAAAAGAAGCAAGTAAGTCAAAATCCCATTCACCGGTATTTTTATTAAGACGTAAATTAAGCTCCTTTTCCTGTTCCCCGTCTAACTCCACATATACTACAGGTACAGAATCAATATTCAACTTTTGCGCAATCTTCAATCTCTGATGCCCACCGATAACTATATTCATTCGCTCAGAATGCCGATTGACAATGATCGGATCAATCATGCCAAATTTCTTGATACTGGCTTCAAGATCCTTCGCCTGTTTCTCGGTCATCCGGCGTGGATTGTATTCAGCAGATTTCAACTGTACTATAGGAATATATTCTATATTTTTACGATCCATATAAACTCCTTATCTTATATTCCTCAATAATAATCCCATATATTCATAATTGTCAACAGGATAACAATATTGACAAATCCATTTGCAAAATTTCAAATCATAATATCAATAAAAACAATACATTTCGCAGTTTTGCCAGGGGCTTTCGCAACTTTGCAATTTCTATCCAAGTTGACATAATTTTCGACCGATTAGTCGAATCACCCTACACGTCTGGGCGAGCAGAGATAGTACAACAAAATCAATAGGATTGACTATATCTTCCATTTTCTCCCACCTATAGCTCGACCGATCGGTCGAACGCTGAAAAGTTAACTTATTGATTTTATTCATAATTCATTCATTTATTATCCAATAATGCCTAATAATATCAATAAAATCAATGACTTAAATAGATAATACCGGACGCACCGGCATGACTCCCCAGTCAGGCCCAAAAATATCATACTGGAAACTATTGATTTTATTGATGCAAATAAAATAAATATAATCACTATGCTTTTTTTGCTAAAATGGCACACTGATTGCAACTATATATTGTCATACTGATTAAAAAAACACGGAGAAAAAAATATGAAAAAAAAAATAGAATCAAAGCAACGCCGCCGTATGCTGCGGCTGGAGTTGGAGCTGGAGCTACTCAAACAATTTGAAATTTTGTGTATCCAAAAGGACATTCCAAAAGCTCGCGGGGCTGAGGATGCCCTGCGGGAGTGGATTGAAAGGGAAAGAAAAAATGCATAAATTAGCAATTTTGACATATCCGACCGGAAAGGCCGGATATGTGGGCAGTGTGCCCACGGAACTATGCAAAAAAAATAAACAAGGGAATATGGCTTCAATAGTATTTGATACCCCGAAAGATGCCATATTGTTTGCGCAAATAAAGGGATACGATGCGAACGGAAACAATGTGCCCGCGTAGGCGGCATGGAGGAATTAAAAATGGATGCAAGATTAAAATCAACCAACCAATTCGGAATTGAGCTTAGATTCGCGGCTAAAAAATCTGATACCTGGCCGAGCTACCATGCAAGAGCGCCTCTCGGAAAGCGTGGGTATTGGTACGGGGAAGAAAAATCCCACAGTTACCTCGGAATCTCCCCCGATCCCAGCGAGTTGGAGCTTTATGGGTTCAAGATTTAGCATTTTGCCGCACCCTGCCCACTCGCCTGATGGTGGGCAGGGTGGCTGCACAAGTCAGCGGCCCCGGCAGTACGGGGCCGCATAACCATGAAATCCCCATGTCCATGACGGGGGCCGAGGGAAATGGAGAAAGAAATGGAAACGATTCAGAAAAACGAAAAAGGAGAAATTCTTTGCGATCCTCGCGATATTTCCGAAGTAGCCGATGATTTCTATCAATACCACGGAGGATGGGCCAAGACCGTGACCGGCATCGACAAAACCAAAACCAATGGGTACTCCCTCCAGGGGAGCTTCTTGAATGGGCCCGAATGGATTCCGGTAGGCGGCCTGGTACTTGGTTGCTCCTGGCAGGGTAGTTATAAGCATCCAAAAAATGTTACACGCTATTTTTTGTGCCAGATGCAGGAGGACGGTACATTGAAACGATTGGATCGGATCATCGATCCGAAGTCGTGGGCTACCGATCTCTGGCCTGCGATCGAAAAAGTCCTGATGTCTCCTGCTCCAACTCCCGCAGTTCCCGCTACTTCCGAAACAGCCGTGAATTCTCTGATAGAAGGATTCACCGACGCGGAAATTTTGGCGGAGGTCAAGCGGAGGGGACTGAGCCTGTAGTATTACCTACCCAGCCACTCCCACGAGTGGCTGCATAGGCGATGAACAGAAGTATGGCGAAAACAATGTGCCCGCGTAGGCGGGCGTAAGGAGGATTAAAAATGGAACGAAAAAAATTAACAAAAGCGATGTACCTTTTGTGTCTTCAAGCTGAAAAAGATACTGAAAAATTAATTCTCAGAAACAATCCGAAAGCCCTCAACGGATTGAACACACCAGAAAAAAGAGCATGTTTCCGCGTCGGATTTGATGCGGGAATCCATGCCGTCACCGGAACTTTTACGAATCCCGACACTGATCAGGAAAAATTTTTCGGGTGGAGAGCTTTGCACCCGAAAAAGGCAACTGAAAACGACGCCTTTTTTGCTTCCTGTGGAAGCATTCTTTCAGAGTCGTGGAAATAAGTTTGCACCGCACCCTGCCCACCCTTCCGAGAGTGGGCAGGGTGGCAGCACAAGCCAGCGGCCGGCAGCACGGGGGCCGCATAACCACGAGATCCCCAGACCCCCACACGGGGCTGAGGGAGGAGGTAGCTAGGCAAACTTGGGGCCTTGCCAGCCCCACGTCTGTAGTATCACCTACACGGCCACTCCCACGAGTGGCTGAGTAGGCGATGAACAGAAGTATGGCGAAAACAATGTGCCCGCGTAGGCGGGCGATGGAGGATTGAAAATGGCCATAGAATTCCAATATGATTATTGCGCCAATCATGGTCATGATTGGCAACAAATTTCCAGTCGAAAAGGAAAACCGATGGAAGAGAATAATAGATTACCCGAATGGGCAATCTATTATTACCAGACAGAGGAATATCAGTGCTCGATTTGTGGAATGAAAACTGTAATGTAGAATAACAGATTGCTAAGTGGACAATATGCCCGCGTGAGAGGTCTCTGGAGGAGTTGAAAATGCTCACAGGTGAGAGCTGAGAGTGGGCAGGGTGGCAGCACAAGCCAGCGGCTTCCGGCACGGGGCCGCATAACCCTCCCTTCCTCGCCACCATCAATCCTCACATAATTTTTCCAGAATAATTTCGATCCGTGGATTCTCCGAATACCACTTTTCCGCCTCAATCCTCACGATCTGACTATCGTTCGCATAAAAAATACCCTGCATGGCATCCTTAACCAATTTCACCAGATTATCCAAATCGGGTTTCGTGGCAGGTCGCAACTTTCCCGCTTCCGCATAATCCCGCCTGCGATTGGAAAATGATTTCGGAATCA